TGGAGATCCGGCTGGCGACTATCGTGCGCAGACAGACGAACGAACACCATTCCAAATTTTACGGCAAGCTGGAATTACTGCTTACGTTGCACCAACAAACGATCCTGCACTGCGTATTGAAGCCGTGGCCACACCCCTCAACCGCATGGTTGATGCGCAGCCGGGCTTCTTAATTGATTCGCGTTGCAATAACTTAACCAAAGGTTTTCGTGGTGGCTATCACTATCGCAGACTACAGGTATCAGGTAACGCTCGGCATGAAGAAAAGCCGGAAAAGAATAACTTCTCTCACGTACATGATGCATTGCAATATGCTTTTTGTGGTGGTGGAGAAGGCCGTGCATTAACCACGGGGCGAACTGATACGCGCCCAGTAAATGGTCGTGCTATTTTCGATCTATTCAAAAAACCAAATAGATTGCGCCGCTCAACTTTTTAGTCCATTGCTTATCTAGGTGCAGTCGATTCATTGAGTTGACATGGGAGCTATATCTTATGTGCTTTAAGAAACCAAAGATGCCTGCTGCATCTACCGAAGAAATGCAGGCTGAGGCTGAATTAAAACAGCAGCGCGAAGCTATGCGAGCCGAATTGGCTACTGTAAAGGCCGAATCGAAAGATCGTCGTATGCAAGAGGCGATTGCTAAATCTACTGGTCGGTTTGGTTTCCGCTCTTTACTTTCTGGTCGCAAAGGCGGACAGGGTTTTGTTTCTCGCAGTTTGATGGGATAATTATAGATGCCTGTTGTACAACAGCCAGCGATTAGCATTTCTTCTAACGCTACAAGTGCGGAGCGAGTACTGGCTCGTTTTCAACGTGCCAAGGTTTTACGAGAGCCTTGGGTTTCAGAGTACGAAGAGTGCTATGAATACGCACTGCCAAGCCGCGAAAGCTTTTATGCGCAAGCTGCCGGACAGTCTCGAACAGATAAAATTTTTGATGAGACTGCAATTGTGGGTGTGCAGGAGTTTGCATCACGCCTGCAATCTGGTCTTATTCCTAATTATGCGCGGTGGGCTGAACTTATTGCAGGCTCAGAGATCCCAGAAGAAGAGCGTTCAGAAGTTAATAAAGCTTTAGAGGACGTTACTGAATACGTTTTTGAGATCATTCAGAACAGTAACTTCGCGCAAGAAGCAAACGAATCACTAATTGATATTGCTCTTGGCACTGCTTGTATGCGTGTTGACGAGGGTGATGCGCTTAATCCTGTAATGTTTACGGCAGTACCACTGCCACAATTGTATCTTGATACTGGGCCAGATGACAAGTTGGACTCGATATTCCGTGAGCGTTCTATCAAAGCCTCGAATATTAAAGTCGCTTATCCCAATGCCAAGTTGCCAATGGAACTTGCACGTGAACTCGCGTCCGGCACAGATCGACACGTTACGATTGTAGAAAATGTGTATCGTGATTGGTCGTCCACTGTAAACGAAGTCAATAAGTTTTGTGTTGTAATCCCCGAATACAATGAAATGCTGGTAGAAGAAACTTATCGTGGCACGGGTTCTAGCCCATATGTTGCGTTTCGTTGGTCTAAGTCGGCAGGCGAAGTATGGGGTCGTGGGCCGCTGCTTAATGCTATGCCTGCGGTAAAAACCACCAACCTTGTAGTGCAAATGATTTTAGAGAATGCTCAGATGTCAATCTCTGGGATCTATACCGCTGAAGACGATGGAATTATAAATCCATCAAACATTCGTTTGATTCCTGGGACAATTATTCCCGTGGCTCCGGGCAGTTCTGGTATTCGTCCTGTCGGCTCTGCTGGTAGCTTTGATGTTGCTCAGCTTGTGTTATCAGATATGCGGATGAACATTCGCAAAGCTTTGTACAATGAAATGCTTGGCAATCCGAATACTACGCCAATGTCTGCTACTGAAGTTGCGCAGCGCATGGCAGACTTGTCACGGCAAATTGGCTCTGCTTTCGGACGTTTGCAGGCAGAGTTTATCAATCCTATTTTGCGGCGTGTTCTTTATATTTTAAAGAAGCAGGGACGTATTGAGATCCCGACTATTAATGGTCGTGAAGTTCAGGTGCGCTCGACTAGCCCATTGGCTCAAGCGCAGGCGTATGAAGACATTACTTCAATCAATCGTTTCCTTGAACTAATACAAGGACGATTTGGCCCACAAATGGTAAACTTGTTTGTTAAGGGCGATGAGGCTACAAAGTACTTAGCTGCTAAATTTGGAGTGCCAGACAGCCTTGTCCGCAATGAAGCGGAACGGGCTGAGCTTGCACAAAACATATCACAGATGGGACAAGCGGGACAAAATGGAATCGACGCATCGGGTCTTGGGGGCTGACGGAATTAACCGAAGCTCTAAGGAAGACGAAGAACTTAATCAAATCATCTCAGCCTTGTTTCGATCACGGGCTGGTAAGCGGGTTTTAGATTACCTGCGATCCATAACTATTGAGTATGTAGCAGGCCCAAACATTAGTGATGGTGAACTGCGGCACCGAGAAGGAATGCGCTACCTTGTCGGTATCATCGAGGAGCGCATGAGAATGGGACAGAAGTGATGGAAGAACAAACTGAAAATACAGAAACAACTGAATCTGTAGAAACCCCTGCAACTATTGAGCGCCCAGAATGGTTGCCCGAAAAGTTTTGGGTAGACGGAAACGCATCCTACGAAAACCTTGCCAAGTCTTATTCCGAGCTAGAAAAAATGCGCGGCAATATGAAAGAGGCTGTGATTAAAGAGTTTGAAGCTGAACGGATTGGTGCGCGTCCAGAATCACCTACTGATTACAAACTGCCTGAAGCGGACTATCTTGATAGTGATCAACTTGCAGGTAGTCCCATTGTTGAATGGTGGCGCAACTTTGCTCATGAAAGCGGCTACAATCAAGAGCAGTTTGAAACTGCTATTAACAAGTATGCTGAAGTCGAAGTCGCTCGGATTCAGGAATCTTATCAGCGTGAGATGGCTGCACTTGGTGAGAATGCCGATGCTCGTATTGAAGCTGTGACACTTTGGATGAACAATACCTTTAGCGAATCGCAACGTGAGGCATTGGCAGATGCCTGCGCTACAGCTTCTGGTGTTGAGGCTGTTGAGCAGATCATCAATATGCTCAAGGCTAGTGGGAATGTAGATCCTGCTGCCTTTGAAAAGCCACCAGAAGTTACTCGTGCAGATGTTGAAAAGATGATGCAGGATCGTCGCTATTGGCATCCTGCTGATCGTGACCCTGCTTTTGTTAAGCAGGTAGAGGACTTCTTTAAAAAATCTTTTAGCGCATGATCCGCAAGCTAAAAACTAGTGACATTGCCGAGGTTATGCAATTAGCCAAGGCAATGCACGAGGAGTCGCCTTTTTATAATTGCTATCCTTTTAGCGAAGAAAAAATAACCAGACTTTATGAAGTCTTTCTTCATGATCCAGATTGGCTTTGTGTAGTTGCAGAGTTTAACGAAAAGATCATTGGCTTCTTGGCAGTAACAATTGTTCCCACCTTTTTTGGGGACGCTCGTTTTGTTGAGGACATATCTTTTTACGTTGAGCCTAAGTATCGCGGGACTAGTGCCGCGCTTCGTTTAGTTCGATTTGTAGAAGAGTGGTCTATCATGAATGAGGTCGCAGCAATTAGGGTTGGTATTACTACTGGCACTAATCCTAAAGCTGCGGGTAGTTTCTTTGTTCGTCTTGGTTACGAAGAAAGTGGCAGACTATACACGAAATTAGTTGGGATGAGCAATTAGTCCATTGATGTATTGTTCATTTCAATTGATTTGGACAGTTAGGCCCGCAAAGTTACCATCGGCCCGTAAGGATAACCGAATGCAGGACAGGAGCGGATAACCGACTGAAACTGTCGTCACTTAATGAAAGGTAGCTAAAATGGCTCTCGATATTAACGACGCGTTTGTTAAGCAGTTTGAATCCGAAGTCCACATGGCTTACCAGCGGATGGGTTCAAAGTTGCGTAACACCACGCGTTTTAAGGGTAACGTGAAGGGTTCGTCCACCACGTTCCAAAAAGTTGGTACTGGCGTTGCTGGTACTAAATCGCGTCACGGCAACGTGCCCGTAATGTCAGTTGATCACACTGCTGTAGAATGCACCCTCGGTGATTACTACGCTGCTGATTACATTGATAAACTAGACGAATTGAAGATTAACCATGACGAGCGTATGGTAATCACTCAATCGGCTGCTGCGGCTGTTGGCCGTAAGTCCGATGAATTGATCATCGCTGCTCTTGATGGCACAAGCAACACCATCACCGAAAGCGGTACCGATGGCTTGACTCAAGCTAAGATCGAAACCGTATTCGCTGCTTTTGGTGACAATGATGTGCCAGAAGATGGTGAGCGTTACTTCGTCGTTTCGCCTACCGCTTGGACTGATCTGTTGGGTATTTCGGCGTTCGCTGATGCGGACTTCGTTGGTGCAGACGATCTTCCATACAAGGGCGGCATGGTTGCTCGTCGTTGGCTTGGCTTTATGTGGATGACCTTCTCTGGTCTGGATAAGGCTTCCAACATTCGTAAGAACTTTGCATACCACCGTTCGGCTATCGGCCTTGCTTCGGGTGCAGAAGTTTCGACTGAACTGAACTACATTCCTGAGAAGGCAGCTCACCTTGCTACGTCGATGATGTCGCAGGGCGCGGTGTTGATCGATACTCGCGGCGTGTACGAAGTTCAGGCATATGAAGCGTAAGGAGATTTAATCATGGCACTTAATGCTTCAAATCTTTGGAAGGCAACTGGTGGTACCACGAGCCTTCACATCTATCGCTCGACAGATGCTATCGCTACTATTGTTGGTTCTGGTTACTTCAATGGAGTAACTAACAACCTCAAGCAGTGGGATGTTATCATCTGCGTTAGCGATACTGGTGGCACTCCTAAGGTGGATGTTGTGACTGTTACTTCGGCTACTGGTGCCGCGACTGTCACGACTACCGCTGTAGAAGGTGTGACTACTTCGTAAGCAATTGCGGGGAGAGATCTGTGGCTCTCCCCCAACTTTGGACTGGGTGCGTAGTCCCACGCGCTCAGTCCATTTGCTAGGAATTATAAATGGCTGTAACCGATGTAGACATTTGCGCTCGTGCGCTAGTTATGATTGGCGCTCAGCCGATTACGTCTTTTTCTGACGGAACAACCGAAGCTATTGTAGCCAGCAATCTTTATGAAGATACAGTGCGTGATCTTCTTACCCGCCATCGCTGGCGTTTTGCTTCTGGTCAGGCTCAACTTTCTCGTCGAACCGATGCCCCGCTGGATAGCTGGGATGCTGCGTATCAACTTCCTGCTAACTTACTTGTGCTGCATGACCTGACAGTCAACGGCTACAATGTTGTGTATGACCGCTATCAGAATCTTGCATACTGCAATGCAGATGCTGCTGATGTTGTGGTGGCAAACTATACGTTTCGAGCAGAAGAAGATCTCTGGCCTCCTTATTTTATTTCTCTGGTTGAAGTTTATCTTGCCAGTTTGTTTGCTTACGCCGTAGCAAATCAAATCCAAACTGCGGATTACTTAGATAAAAAGGCTTTGCGTCAACTGGCACTGGCTAGAAACATTGATAGCCAAGAGCAGACAACTCGCAAAATGGATCTATCTTTGTTCACTCGTGTGCGCAGGACGATTGGTTAATGGTTGTAGCGCGTCAGATTCAAACAAACTTTTCTAGTGGAGAGCTTAATCCGTTAATGCGGTTTCGCTCAGATACTGGCGCGTATCAAAATGGAGCGGCTCGACTGCGCAACATAGCATTGCTCAATACGGGTGGTGTTACGCGTAGACCCGGCACGACTTATCTTGCTGCACTGCCTGCTCGTTCTCGTCTGGTGTCATTCGACTTTGATGATAATGAGCGGTATATCTTTGCGCTTAGCAATGCCAGACTAACTGTTTATGATGTAAACGGAGCACTTGTTGCAACTGTAACGAGCGGAGCAACTTGGACAACTAGCCAGTTATTTGAACTGACCTACACGCAGGTTGGCGACACAATGATTTTGGCACACCAAAGTTTTCGGCCCAAAGTCATTACACGCACAAGTGCATCTACCTTCACGATTACTGACTTTACGTTTGATCAATCCGTCAATGGCAGATTAACTTATCAACCATACTTTAAGTTTGCCAATGATGCTGTGACGCTATCATGCTCATCTACAACGGGTAGTGTCACGCTAACGGCTTCGTCTGCATCATTTACTGCTGACTATGTAGGACTGCGTTTGCGTTGGCAGGATGTCGAGATTGCCATTACCGGCTATACTAATTCGACTACCCTGACAGGCACGGTTCAGGGAACATTAAAAGCAGAGTATGACATTGATCCGTTTCGTAGTGAGATTAGCTCGACTACGGTTGAAGTTACTCATGTACTGCATGGGTTTGCTACTGGCGCGACTATTGTTATTACGGGTGCAAATGCTGTTGGCGGTATACCTGCCACAGAATTAAATGCCTCACATACAATTACCGTTATTGATGATAACCGATACAGCATAGAAGTTACAACTGCTGCTACGGATAGCATTGATGGCGGTGGGCCTGCGGTGTTTTATACGTCTAGCACTACGGCAACGCGCACATGGTATGAACCCGTATTCGCTACGCCAAATGGCTGGCCTGCTGCTGTTGCGTTTCATGATGGACGCCTATGGTTTGGTGGTACGACTGCCCAGCCAGATGGATTGTATGGCAGCATGATAAACCAATACTTTAACTTTGATGTTGGTGAAGGCTTGGACAATCAAGCTATTCAAGTTGCAATTGGTTCGGAAGATATTTCTAATATCCAGCACATTGTTTCTAACCGCGACTTGCAGATCTTTACAGCTACCAGTGAGTTTGTAGCGCCTCGTGGCAATGGGCAGGTATTAACGCCTGCCAATACACGGGTGCTTCGCCAGACTCCTTATGGCTGCAACTTTGTAACGCCGATTCCATTTGATGGTGGTACATTGTTTGTTCAGAACTCTGGTAAGGGTGTGCGTGAATTTATCTATGCAGATAGCGAAAACAGTTACGCCTCAACTGATCTAAGCCTGCTTGCCTCACATCTTATTATCAATCCCCGTGATCTTGCTGTTCTTTACGGCACGGCATCGCGTAACGAGCAGTATGCTAGTGTGGTAAACAGCGACGGAACAATGGCTGTATTCCATTCCGCTCGTGCTGAGGGACTTGCAGGCTGGTCATTGTGGAGCATTAATGGTGCTAGTATTGATTCGGTATGTGCAATTAACAATGCATTATACGTTTCTGTATTGCGCGGTAGTTCGTATACCTTAGAGAAATTTGCGTCTGATGACTCTCTATCTCTAGATAGTTCCAGTGCATATACTGCTGGATCTCCGACTGCTACGTGGACAGTAGCCGCTCGTTTTAATAACCAACAGGTTTTTGTATTTGGCGATGGTCAATATCTCGGCTCCTATACAGTTAATGGTTCTTCGACACTGACGTTGGACAATGAAGTATCGCAGATTGTAATTGGCTATGACTATACAGTTGAAATTAAAACGCTGCCTGCAAATGTAACGATGCCAAATGGTTCGATGATTGGTTTGCCTAAACGTATTAACCGCGTATTTCTTGGTCTTGATTCTACATTGGGCGTATCTGTGCAGGGGAACAGGTTAATATTGCGCGGTGTCACCGATGATTTCTCTCTTGGAATAGCACCGTTTACTGGTATCCAAGATTTTTATTTACTTGGTTATGCCAAGGAAGCACAGATCACTATTACGCAAGCTGAGCCATTACCAATGCGTGTGCTTGGTATGAATATGGAGGTAGCATTTTAATGTGTATTTCTGCCGCTATTGCCGCTGCTGCCACTGTTGCTGGCACCGCTACGTCTATTGGAGCAGCAAACGCTAACGCTCGTCAACAAAAACTAGCTCTGGATATGGAGCGAAAGCAAATGCAAGAGGAACGTGAGGTTGCTCGTGCGCAAGCCATAGAAGCTGAAACTGAACGAGTGGCTGAGTATGAACGTACCCGCGCTGCAAATATTGCTGCCTTGGCCGCTACTGGAACGCGCAGTGAATCATTCGTGCAAGGTATTGAAAAGGCAAATGAGAAAGCTTTGTCGCTTGATCTTGCAAATATCCGAACTGGTTTTTTACAAACGGATATTGCTGCTCAACGTGGTATCCGCGTCAATCGTATGAATCGGCAAGCTGTTGGCATTGCTGCTGGATTGCAAAAAGCTGGCGCTATTGCTGGTGCTTTTGGTGATCTTGCAAAAATTGGTGGTGAATACAAAAAAACTAAAACGGGGTAAGAATTAGTGGCTATCGAACCTTTCCGTCGTAAAGTAGGCATTCCTAGTGCGGCTCCGCTTGTACCTGTGCGCACTATTGCCATGCCTGATATTGGCGGGCAAATTGCTGCTGCGGGCCAAGCGATCTTTGCGGCAGGTGAACCTGAACGCCAACAAAAAGCTATTGAAGCTGGCGAAACTGCGGCTGCACAAGTGCAGATCCGTCAACCTGATGGCACGTTAATTACCCAAAAGCCTGAGGCCAAAGGCGGGATTATTTATCAGCAAGCCTATGACAAGTTGGTGCGTGAAAAATATCTGACGGAGTTTAACTTTGATCTCCAGCAAAAGCTTGACGCATTTTCTGCTGAAAACTTTAACGACCCAAAGAAGCTACAAGAAGTTGGACTCGCTCATATTGAGGGTGCGCTTTCGACTGTGCCTATGGAATTTCGTGATCAGGCTACTGAAATTGCTTTTCGTGAAGGGCAGGAGCGATTCCGTACTGCGTTAAACTCTTATACAAGTCGCCAGAATGCTAGTTTAATTCAAGGCACAGTTAATTCTATTCGGAGCGGTGTACAGCAATATACAAAGCTTGCTGCTGATCCAAATGCTGATCCTGTAGAAAAGGCTAGAATCAATGATCGTATAATTGCTTTAACTGGAAGCTTGCGTGAACTTGGTCAGTCTGATGTGGAAGTAGATTCAATTCTTGAAGACATCCAATTTGATATTGGAACTGCTGACGAGTACACGCTTTCCGTTCAAAATACTCCAGTCGTTATGGATTGGGCCGCAAAATCAGTAAGCGTTGAAGATTTGAGTCTCACGCTCAATTGGCTTGATGGTATAAATACCACAGGTACTATAAGCGGTACTGTTACTGGTGGCGTTCAAAAAGTTGAAGCGACACAGGATTATGTTCAGAAAAAACTTAAGGCTCTTTTCCCTAAGGTAATTATTACAAGCGGTGAACGTGCAGCGAATCATCCGCTTTCTATACAAAATCCAAAGTCTCCTCATAATGTTGTTAATGGTGGCCGTGCAATTGATGTTGCGCCTATTCCGGGCGTAACTTTTGATGAGTATGTAGCAACTCTTAAAAGAGCTGGCATTAATGTTGTGCAAGCGATTGATGAAACCACGCCCGAAGCCATGAAAAAATATGGCTCTACAGGGCCGCATTGGCATTTTTCTTTTGGGCCTACAACAAATGAACAAAGCGTAATTAAAGATGGCAAGGCTTCGGAACTAAACTTTTTTAGTTTAAACGAAATGTTTCCAAGCGCAAACGTGCGCTCTAGTTTGCGCGAGGCTATCCGTATGCGGATCTCTGAGATTAATCGTATAGAAGCGGAACGTGCTGCGGCAGAACGTGAGGCTCAAACACAAGCTAGATTAGACACAATGATTGGTGCCCTTATAACTAAGTCAGATAATGGTATTTATAATTACACGCCTCAAGAAATAAACGTCTTGAACACTTCGTTTGAGCAAAACATAGAAAAATTTGGCGGCCTTAGCTCCCAAGATGGACGGGCTGCTGGTATCGACTTTCTTACTAAACACGCTTTTATGCCGGATATAATGAAGGGATGGTTTACTTCTAATCTTCGCAATCCAAATTCGTTTAAATCTGCTTTGGATTTTTATAATTCGGTTAAAGTTTTAACTACACAAAGTGGTTCGAACATGGGTGATGTGCTGGTTGATTCCCTAACAGGGAAAGATCGCGCTATCTTTGATGCTGCTTTGAGTATGCAATCTGCTGGCACAAAAGACGCTGTTATCGGAGCGCAGATTGATAATATTCTAAAAGGAAAAAGCTACACTGCTACTGAGGCGCAAACTCAGGTTAATGCCGCAATGGGCAAGGATGCTTATCGTAAATCTAAATTTACAGTCCTTAAAGAATTGTTTGGTATTGAAGGCATTGCACCTAAAGACTTGAGCAATGCTTATGATCAAGCTTTTGCTGCTAACCTTAGTGCTCTTGGAAATAACGTACAGGAAGCGGTTAAAGCTACGCGCACCCAACTTGGAGGCTTATCTGTAAGAAATCCTATTTTCTTAAGTGGGGTTGGCTACAAAAATCTTTATACCAAAATTGGTGGATCGCCCAAAGCATTTAACACGATTCTTCATGCATACCTTAAAACATTAACAGTTAATGGTAAGCCTGTTCTACGAAAAATAGATCTCGGAAATGGACGGACAGCTATTCCTGTTGTTGGTGGGCCAAAGACTACTGTTAAAATTTCTCCATTTGATGGAAACGTAAATGGAGTTGGTCGCTATCAAGTTTATATTTACGATTCTGCAAAACCAAAAGTACTTTTACATCGACTTGTTGTTGATTTTAGCCGAGATCTAAACAATCAGATTAGCGATTATAAGCTTATGCAAAGCCACAATGCTATGGCTGATGCTCAAGCGGCTGAGGAAGCAGCGAGGGAACAGCTAAAAACAGATGAAGCTATTGCTCGAGGACGTTCTCGCCCTACTTCTCCATTCTAGGATTTTAAATGCCCGAAGCAAAATCTTTTATCCCATCTAGATATACTACGCTGGTTTCTAATGTTGTTCAGGAACCTGAAAAGGAGCGTGGGTTCTTTGGAGACATAGCTGATAGTTATGCCTTGGGCATTTACGGACAAATTAAAGATCAATTTGATCGGTATGATAATTATACTGAGCGTGATCCCAACTTTGATCCATTGGATAATATTCCTTTGGGCTATGCACAATATGCAGAAGATATGCGTTATGCTCGAAGCAAAGAAGAGTTAGATGCAATTATTCAAAACATTGATGAGAATAACGAAATACGAAGAAGGCAAGAGGGCTACTCGTTTGGGTATAATCTTTTAGTAGGTGCAATTACTGGGATTGTTGATCCAGTTAACTTGATTAATCCAAGTATTAAAGGCGCAACATTTCTTGCTGGTGCGGCAAAGGGCGCACTTGTTTACGGCTCGTTAAATGCTGGGCAAGAAATTATTCGCAATGAACTTGATCCTACATCTACTAATGTTGAGACTGCATTTAATATTGGCGCTGGCTATTTATTATCTGGATTAGTGACGGGTGCCGCTGCGTTTTTTTCAAAGACAGATCTTGAAAAAACAAATTTAGATTTTGAATCTTATAGTCGCGTCAATGAAGTAGGCGAAGCTTATGATCGCACAATCAGTGCCGTAGATAATCTAGCTTCTGTAGAAAGCCTGCGGTTTGGTGAGCAAGACGTTAAAATTGTTTATGGCAATACTGGGAAGTATGATGCCACGGGCAATTACATTGCCGCTACATTTCGTTCTGCCGATGCTGCTCGTGAATTGGCTAAACGCGGTAATGTTCAACGCTCTGCTGATGATATACTAAACGATGTAATTCCTGAAGGCGATGTAGTTCGTGGCCCTGATATATTGCCAGATGACGAAGCAGCTACAGATTCAATTGAAACTGGCATAGGTTCTAAAAGAACAAAGTTTACACTTGAAACGCCAACTCAAGAAGCACCAACTCAAGAAGCGCCAACAGCAAAGTTTACGCTTGAACCAGAAGGAACACTTGCAGCAAAAGCTACGCAGGATGAAGTTGTTTCTGATCAGGTATTTGAGGACATTATCTATATTGATGATGCTGCAATCCTTAACGCATTTGACGATAAGCCATGGACTAAACCTCGCGTTCCCGGCGTGGAACCTTTGGCAGAAGATGCGTTTGAAAACCCTGCTGAGTGGTTAAACTTTGTAGTGCGTCATGAACTGCACCACAAAACAACTAAGCGTCTTCCAGATGAAACCAAGCCTGAGTACGAAACGCGGATCAATCGACTAGCCTACGAAGATATTAAAGCTGGCAAAACTCCTTTGTCTCCTACGGATAGTTTTCTTGAAAGGGTTATGCTTGCCCCTACCCCACAAGGCGAAGCCATGCGCTTGGCTCCGCGCAATACCTATGTTCATGAAGCACTGCAAAACACGGCTGGCGATATGTCAACTACCATGCTTGGTAATCGTGTAGGTTTGCCAACTACTCCGGGCGGCTCTGTGTTTCAAAGAGCGCAACGCTGGTTGGTTTCTAACTATGTGCTAAAGGTAGCAACTGACGCTGCTTACGTTAAATATGTTACGGGCAAAGCTGGTGGCAGCGCAACAGGCAATGCTGCTGAATCGTTTAAGATTGGTCTACCTTTCGTTGGCCGTGCAAAACGCACTGGCAAACTATCACGCTCAGAGTTTCAAGAATATATTGGTCGAGCAGCGCAAACTGACAGACGCTTTGAGATGCACGGCAAGCCCGTTACGGATGCTGAACATGATATTATCATGGAGGCAGCAACTGAATTGCGTAAATTATTCCGGCAGTTTGGCGATGAAGCTGAAAAGCTAGGTATGTTTGAAGTGCAAAAACGTATCAGCAGCGACATTGAAAGGCTGCGGAATAGTATTGCTCGTCGCACAGAAAAGCTTGATAAGTTTACCGGCGATTTGCGCACAAAGATCCAAGCTGAAATTGACGAATCTGAAAGCCAACTAAATACGCTTGTTCGTCAACAAGAAGAGATGCAGGCAAATCCAATTATGCCTAGCCGTGAGAAGTATTACTTCCCACGCATCTATGATCTAAACAAGATCCGTGCAAAACGTGATGACTTTACCAGTATCATTGCCTCTCACTTTGGTGGCGATGAAGCGGCGCAGGGACGGGCAAAAGAATGGGTTGATAAGTTACTAAACGGTGGTGGCGAAGATGACTTTGCACCTGCCGCTGGCGGCCCAATTAACACTTTGTCTCGTCAAATTACTTTGACCAACGAAGATCTAGCAGACTTTATTGTTTGGGACTCTGAGATTGTCATGGGCGTTTATTCACGCCGCATGGGAGCAAGCATTGAAATGGTCAAGGCATATGGCTCTCGTATGCAAGAAGACTTGATAGATGATATGGTAATGCGCTTGCGCGATGATGGCGTAAAAGAAGATCGCATTACAAAAATTGTACGCCTGCAAGAAGATATGCGGGATCGTGTGCTTGGTCGTTTCCATGCAAAAGATCCAATGAGTTGGGACAATCGGGTAGCGCGTGGGATTAAAAATTTTGCAAACATTACCCTCATGGGCAGGGGTATTTATTCGCAGGTAACTGATGTTGCCCGTGCTTTAGCCATTAATGGATATGCTCCTTTATTTAAAGCATTGCATACTGCAATGCGTGGTGAGGTTCGTGATCTAGCTACTGGGCGATATGCTAAGCAGGCAGGCGAAGCTTTGGAATTGGTCAATGCTCGCTGGATGGCAAGCTTAATTGAGAATGATAGTGCTTTAACTGTTACGCAACAGACCGCATTAGAGCGCGGTTTGGCCGCAGCGCAGTCACCATTTTTCCGTTATAATCTTATGAACCCATTCACGGTAATCTGGAAAGATTTCACGGGTATCATGAGCAGCCACACTTTAATCGATGAATCTATTACTGTTGCTAATGCAATACGCTCTGGCAAAACGCTAGAAACGCTTAGCAAAAGCGAAAAGCGAATTGCTGATCGGCTTGCAAGTTTTGGCATTGATGTGCGTAGCGCACAGTTAATTGCTGATATGCCATTTGAAAAAACAGGTGGTGATCTTTACCTTGCGAATATTGAAAACTGGACTGGCCGTAGCGGTGCTAAAGCAAAGGAAGTTTTCCTTGGTGCATTGTCCGGTCAGATACGTTCTGGTGTTGTAACTCCCGGCCCATTGCAACGTGCTAACATTATGGATGGCGTGTTTTATGTAAAGGGCAAGCGTGTCGAACAGCCATTGCTTAGCCTGCCGTTTCAATTACTTTCGTTTACTTTGTCTAGTTCAGCCAAGGTTACGCACTCAATGCTGTCTGGCAGAGATCGCAATCGAGCAGTAACTCTTGCATCTTTGTATATCGCTGGGATGTTTGCCAGCTATTTAAAATCTGGCGACAATTGGGACAAAAAGACTTGGGAAGAATTTGCTCTTGAATCTTTTGAGAACAGTTCAATTGCCGGATACCTAACCGACATTTACAAACGCACGGAAGACCTCACAGGCTTTGGCCCACGCGCCGCTATGGGTGCTTATGAATTTGGCGAAGACACTATTTCAGATGAAGTTGGTGCGGTAGCGGGGCCGGGCGTTGGCGTTATTGCTGGCGCTATTGAAGCTTTTGTGAATCCAAATCTCGAAGATCAACGTCGTGCTGGTCTTGTACGCCGTGCTGTACCATTTAGCGGTATGTGGTTTTGGAGTGATACTATGCGTGAAATGTCAAACTGGGCTGCAGATGCAGGCTGGATTGATGGCCCTGAACCTGATCTTTCTGATTTTGAAGGAGAAGGCGTGGAAGGTGCCGAATAGATTAGTCCATTGATGTTAGTGCAGTAAAAACTGCAATAGGATAGCGGAGATACCTGATGCCGATTCTGATTAACGATAACACTGCACGAGTTCAATACGTTGCCACCAGTGGGCAAACTGTATTTATTGTGCCTTATGAGTTTTTCGAGGTTGGTGATCTCAAGATTTATAATGGTAGCGCGTTGTTAACGTATAATAGCAGCCCCTCATCTGTATCGCAGTACTCCGTAACTGGTGCTGGCGTTACTGGTGGTGGCTCTATTACATTGGGTTCGCCCGGAGCGACAGCAGGCAATATCATCACTATTGTGCGTGATATTCCTATTAAGCGCATTACCGATTTTCCAAACGCTGGCCCATTTAACATTCAAGCTTTGAATACTGAACTGGACAAACTTACTGCCGTGCAACAAAATCTGGAAACAGATCTTGATAACCGCGTTATTCGTTTGAGTGACTCTGATACACCAAACACTTTGTCTGCAATTCCAAACAAAGCTGCTCGTCAAAATAAAATTTTAGGCTTTGATGCACAGGGTCAGCCTGTAGCTTATGACTCAGCATCTTTTGCTACTTTGGCTTCTTATGCTACAGCTTTTGCTGATACATTTATTGGCAATGGTAGCACCACTACCTTTACATTAAGCGGCGATCCCGCTGTTATTGCGAACCTCGACGTTTCTATTAACGGCGTAACGCAGGTTCCGTTTACTAATTACACCCTATCAGGAACAACATTGACCACTGCGGCTGCTGTGCCGAATGGTGCAGTGATGCTTGTTAAGTTTAAAGAGGGATTGCCGAACTATAGCGGCGATTCGCAGGATGTAAGATATAATCCTAGTGTCTCTGGATCTGTTCAACGTAGTGTAAAAACCAAGCTGAAAGAAACTCTTTCCGTCAAAGACTTTGGCGCTGTTGGAGATGGTGTAACTGATGACACCACTGCATTCCAAAACGCTTGGGCTGCATCAAATCCGCAAGCTGTATTTGTTCCTTCTGCATCATACAAAATAACTGGTACTGTTACTGGAAAGTTTTATTCCTTTGGAGCTGTGACAATAGTTTCTGGAACCGTAACATCCATTACCAATTTAGTTCCATAATGCTAACATTCTAAAGTAGGATAATCCGATGTCACTTACCAAAGTAACAAACACGATGATTGCGGCATCTCCTATCCGCCCTCAGGATTATGGAGCCGTTGGCGATGGCGTTGCTAACGATACAACTGCTATGCAGGCTGCAATTAATGCGGCCATTGCACAGAAGACATATGTAGAATTAAACGGCGCTTTTAAATTTGGTGCTTTAACCATTAACGGCAAGTGCAGAATTACAGGCACTAATGGGCGTACATCCATTACTGCTATTTCTGGCAACTACGATATGTTTACGATCAGTGGCAATGACGTCACGATTGAAAATCTTTACATCGATGACACCGCGAAAACTGGTGGATGGGACTTCACCATTGCTTGCGGCACATCGACGCTTGAGCGCATCCAGATATTAAACATCAATACGTTTTATAGCTTTGGTTTTGCCCGTGATACTGGAACCACTGGTGTTCACGTTACTACTCGCGTCACAGAATGCCAAGCTCGCGGTCACCGTGGTCATGGCATTTACTTTACGCGTCCATTTGCCTTTATCTTCTTGACGCAAAACTCGATTGATTATGTTGGCATGGGATCAGCAGCCGACTTCACAGGTTTTTATTTCAATCCAGCAGGTATCGGCGGCGGCGCTGGTGGTCTGGTTATGGACGATTGCGACGTTCTCGGCACGATGGGCGTCTTTACCAATGCCAACCAGCGCGGCTACGATATCCGCAACACCGCAGCGGTTTGGATGAAGCAGTGCCGCGCAGATACTGTATGCGAGATCGGCTTTGTCTTTGAAGACGTCACTGGTTTGCATTTGGTCGGCACAACTGCTGGGTTGTGCGGAAGCCATGGCTATTACCTAACCGATGTTATCAACTCTAGCTTTGTTGGCATCGAAGGCTTTGGCCGCAACTATCTGTCTGGCGCTCCTACTGGCGCAGATGGAATCCGTTTCGTATCTGGCTGCGGCGATATTGTAATTACTGGCGGCTATATGCGCGACTTCACTGGCAACGGCATCTACAAAACTGCGGCTCAGGCTGGCCCAATTAACATTGGAACTATGCAATTGATTGCCAATACGCTGCGCGGTGCTGCATCGTCTGGCAATAGCCCAGTGTTGCTAACAGGTATTCAGTTTCGCGGTAATGTCGCTGGAAACTATAGCTTGGGTGGTAACTCTGACTATCTTCAAGCTTCGCAACTCGACGCAACCACGGTGGTCAATGTTGGCCCCGGCCCTATTACTGGATAATCACATGGGAACTATTGACGAAACTCAAGCGCAACTCAACACGCACGAGGAAGTTTGCGCATTTCGCTATGACAGTATTTGTTCTCGATTGAAGCGTCTTGAAAGCATAGGCATTGGTGCTTGCGGAACCATTATCTTATTGCTGATCGGCATATTGCTGAACTTAGTTCAAAAGGGTGCTGCGTGAAATCTGTGCGCCCACCTTGGTTAAAAGTTGCCTATAGTTTTTTGGGCTTGCGCGAGGTTGTCGGGCCTAAGCACAATAAGGTTATACTGGGCTGGCTTGAAAAACTTAAAGCTTGGTGGCGCAATGATGAAACGCCTTGGTGCGGTGTGTTTGTAGCGCACTGTATGCAGGAGGCGGGTCTTCCTTTTCCTAAATATTATATGAGAGCAAAAGCTTGGTCTGATTATGGCTCATTGTTGCGCCGTGATAGACTTGCCTCTGGAGCGATATTAGTCTTTGATCGCGCTGGCGGTGGTCACGTTGGATTCTACGTTGGCGAAGATGCTGGTCATTACTTTGTTCTTGGTGGAAACCAAGGCAACGCTGTTAGTGTGATGAAACTTGGCAAGTCTCGGCTTGTCGCATCGCGCTGGCCTTTTGGGGTGTCTGTAATTGGCAAGCCTGTATATATGGATGGCGGAATAGTTTCCGTTAATGAAGAATAAGGAAAGTAATATGAACCTTCTATCTTGGTTACTAAACCGTTTGAAAGAACCAAGCACCTATGCTGGCTTTGCTGGTTTGGCTTTGGCATTTGGTCTTTCTGACGCTGAATGGGCTGCTATCTCAGCAGCCATAGCTGGTATAGCTGGCGTAGCCGCTGTATTTTTAGCAGAGAAGCCAGCCGAATAATGAAGTTCCTGACGTCCTTGCTGGCTTTAATCGAGAGGTTCTTTGCCTACCTCGATAAAGCGCGTTGGAAGCAGCAAGGGCGTCGGGAAACGATCAAGGAAATGAACGATGCCATTAACAGGCAAATTGCACTTGGCGAAGCTGCCGTTGTTATTCCTGATCCTGAGCGCGACGAGCGGTTGCGTAACAGATTTGACCGAAGTCGCTCCAGCAAATAGTTATTGCACCATTGCAAAACCCATCAGCTACGATGCAACGCAAGACACGCCTGAAACTGTGGCAGAAATAGAGCTACATAACAGCGTCTTTGTTTGCTTGTGCGAGGATGATTGTCCGAAAGGCAAGTAAATGCCGCCGACCATAACCATCGACGAAGAGTTATATAAATACTGCACCCCTCGGCAGAAGCAGGTTCTTGAAGCTATAGAACGCCTTGGCAGTGCTAGAGCCGCATCCGCTGAATTAGGAATGAACATAGGCGGTGCAAGCGAAACTTATATTGCCGTAAAACGTAAGGCTGCAAAGTTTGGTTATGCGCCAGAGCATGACTTCACTCGCCCTGTGCCTGATGGCTTTATCGCCAAGGGCATAAGCACCTATTACAATGCTGAAGGCAAACCATCTGGGCAATGGGTAAAAGCATCACTCAGCCATGAAGCCCTTGTAGACGCCATGAGAGAGGCAATCGAAGGCTTCAAGGGTGATATAGACCAAGCAAGCCCTATCGTTGCTCCTGTGGCTTCTGACGAGCATCTATGCAATCTCTACACGTTTACCGATTACCACCTTGGAATGCTGGCATGGCATAAAGAAGGCGGGAGCGATTGGAACATCTCTATAGCGGAGCGCACTATCATTGCTGCGCTGCAACAGATGATCGAGCAAAGCCCTAAAGCGCATACGGCAATCATCAACATCCAGGGCGACTTCCTGCATACAGATGGCAAGACGCCAGTGACGCCAGCATCAAAACACGTTCTGGATGCTGACAGCCGATTCCCTAATATACGCAAGTCCGCAATCCGCGTCATTCGATCAATGGTAAATATGTCGTTGAGTCGCCATCAAGAGGTGCATCTAATTATAGCTGAAGGCAATCACGACGAAGAAACAAGCGGCTGGCTGGCTGACTTGTTCTCTGTTCATTACGAAGAAGAGCCTCGCGTCACTGTCAATGATAGCGTCCTGCCATTCTATGTCTTTGAATGGGGCAATACTATGCTGGGCATCCATCACGGGCATAAGGTAAAGAACGAGAGCCTACCGCTTTTGTTTGCAGCCCAGTTCCCGCAGGAATGGGGCAGGACTAATCGTCGTGAGATTCACTGCGGCCACCGCCATCACCGCGATGAGAAAGAGTATAATGGTGTCACAGTCGTTCAGCACCCAACCTTAGCGGCGCGTGATGCTTATGCTGCGCGTGGTGGCTGGATTGCTGATCGAGCGGCTTGGGCTATCACATATCATAAGAAATATGGAGCTGTTGGTCGCGTTATGATAACGACTGAGATGCTTGAACCAGACTAGATTTACTCAACGAAGCGCAAACCAAATGTCCGCAAGGTATCTTGCCCGTGCTCAAAATCCTTTTTTTCATACAATGGGCCACCACAACATTCTGGATCACTACATGAATTGTCGCCCAAATAGCCAAGCATATCAATGCAAGCATTATAAAGCGCATATAATTGATCAATATTAATATTCCGCCATTCGTCTGTCATTCATTTTCCCTCCATAACTTCCAACGCCCGTTGACCTTTCTCTCGATTGTCACGGGGCCATCTTGTGCATACACCAAGGCATAGTGTATTATTTCAACATCACCCTTGGGGCCTTCTGCCCATGCAACAGGTTGCCCGTCTTGAATTAGGCGATAGCTCTCTGTCATTGCTTCTTCTCTCGTATATAAAACCAGTCAGCCCATGAAATGCGGCCAGTCCTGCTTCCCGAAAAATAGAAGCAACTTCTGCCCTTGCGTTTGTCGGCCATCTCAATGCGCTTAGTTTGGATCGGGTTGGTCATTGCCCCTTCTCCCGTATCTCCAGCCCACGCGCTTCCAGTTTGGCGCGAAGATACCTAGCATCGTGCTGGCCTTGCTCTTGGTCGTGGCTTAATTCCATGTCCAAAAGAACCTCTACCAGCGGGTCAGGCTTGGCGAGGATAAGGCTCTTTAGTTTTACCCATTTGTCAATACCGCCATTTTTCCCAGAGGTGTTGACGTATGCCTCCACAATATCGCTCACCTCTTGTCGGAAGTCGTGCAGCTTCTGCTCGATGCTTTCGCAGTTGGGGCAGTGTTGGGTTTTAATCATTGCCTGCCCCTCAAGCCCACGCCGGATGCCTTGCTCAACGAGGCGCATCCAGACTGTGTGATCGTAATAACCAACTAGGTAACGCGTCCCGTCATCGTTGTCCTGCTTCTGTGCTTGCGCGGCACAGATTTCCCGTGCGGCCAGTGTGATTTGTTCGTCAGTCATCTGCTAACACCTCTGGGGCTGGCTGCAAACCTTCCATAAATTTTGCCCAAACTGCTAATGCACCCACCATAAATGGGCCATCGTCTTGTTCACCACTTTTGATTTGCCGGATAAACTCTGGATTGCCATGCGTTTTCTCTACATGATCAGCAACCACTCCTCTAAGTTCTGTCAATGTCATTTGCCTCTCCCATTAATATTAAGTGCGCCTAGCCATTAAACGCCCAACCAAAATAACGTCTTTCCCCAGATCTTCTGGAGGATACCCTGCCTTCAACATGGCGACAATCGCTTCTAATGCTTCGGCGGCGGCTTCTGCGTGGTCTGTCATAATATCATTCCCAATGTTCATTTCTTTCTATGGCATCAGCCGCCATCTCCAAAGCTTCGGTCATCCAGTATACGGCGACATAATCATATTCTGCACCTTTAGAATAAATGCCTTTGCCAAAGATCTTGTCTGAACTGCTGCGCAAAAATGTTAATATACGCTGCTGTTCTTCTAAACTATCTTGGCAAAACTCCGTATCTGGTATTGGCATCAGCTTCTTCCTTTTTGCTTTCTGCCCATGTCATACCATTGGCTCGACGTAGCGGCCATGCACTATCCGAACTGGTGCGGCGATTTGGATTTGGTCGATGAGCCAAGATAAACTTAATGTCATGCTTGCTCATGTCATTCTCCAGCAACGAACCTCTTGGGTTTTGCGGTCAATCCGCACAGTAAAAGTGCCACCATATTTTCTGGAATATGCACCAGCGGCGCTTCTCAGAAGTTTGGAATCTTCAATTTCAACCACAAAACTATCCCCTACTTCCATTTCTGGAAAAGGATATACACGTGGACGTCCTTTATTTGGGCTTGCCTTTGGCATTGGTACGTTTTTTTCTATTTCGAAAGTCATTGTATTCTCCAGTAAAAGGGCGGGGCAATAACCCCGCCTGCTAGATTAAAAAGGAACTACGTCGTCGAGGTCATCCGAGTTATTAGTAGGATCATCAGCGACAAATGGAGATGATGCAGAAGGCTTACTATCGCCGCGCTCTCCCATTAAAATCATCTTGCCATCAAAGCGGCCAACAACAACTTCAATAGCTGTCTTTGCAGTGCCATCTTTGCCTTGATACTCGCGGACATTTAGTTCGCCCTCGATGTACACCTTGCTGCCACGGGTTAAATATTCCTGTGCAAGCTGGGCTTTCTTACTGTCAAAGACAGTGATGTCCCACCACTGCGTGAACTTTTCACCCTTTACCACCTTGTTTGTGGCAAGCGAAAAACGGGCGAAGATATCGCCATTATTCGTCTGACGGATCTCAGGGTCACGACCCACGTTACCAATCAACATTACCTTAGATAGCATTACTCAACTCCTTCTTCTTTCTTGCAAAAGCCTGTCGGCTTACATTGACTCGTGCCTGATCCACCTTGGATACGGCATCGATGATTGAACGATAATGGCCTAGCAAATTGTCTAGTCCCTCTACTGTTTGGGCAATCTCAATTTGATCTACAAAATCCTGCAATGCAGCAATGTTAGGATCATCGAACTTTACGTTTTGATCCATGTCTGGATCATCTCCAGTTTCAAGACCTAGCGTTTTAAGAAGCGCATATTTTACTGCATATGACATAGCTTTGCCCGGCCCCTTATCTTGATCATCAATCCCATAACCAAAAGTTTCGACGTTAATAAAATCTACAGGCTCATCGATGTTCACAAACCGAATAGTCATAGAACATTGTGTACGGTTGCCGATCTGCTCATGCTGCACACGAATTGGGTAATACACTATGCCTGCTTCAAGTAACGCAGGTCGCACTTTTGCTGTCACAACATCGTGGCTTACGATGCTGTAACGCATTCCCTGCTTCTTATCCTTTTGGATGTAGGTTACTTTTTCCATGGCCTTGGCCAGTCGTTGATGTAAATTCATGCGTTAAACTCCCTGTGTTTCCATACGATAGCACCTCTGCCACTTGGCATTTTGCGGCGCTGTTCTGTTGGCACAATCATGCCACTCTTAGTTAATTCTGCGCGGCGACTGCGGTATGTTGAACCATGATTCTGGAATGCATTGCCCAGTTCATAGTCTGTAAACCCGCGCTCACCTTGATCCCAAGCATACGCAAGAACATCTTCTTGGATTAATGTAAGGCTATCGATTATGCTCTTGGCAGCATATTTGCTGGTATCTGGATCGTGCAAGCGATATAATTTTTTTGCATCAATCATGTCTCCTTCTCCTTCCTTAAACTTAAACGACCACGGCGATCACGGCGGACGATGATGCCGCTGCCGAATGCTTCGGCGGCATCGTCCGGCACGAGAGCCTTAATCTCCTTGGCTCTGTCTTCATTTATTTTGGCAGGCTCGATGGTATCAAGCCACTCTTGTGCCAACACAGGCCATGAATTGGTGGTGGACATATCAACTGAGCGCATATTATCGATCAGGATTGTCTTAGCCAACGCCTCCGCTTTTTCGGAGGCTGCGGCGTTGTCTTCTGGTGGGACTTTGTTTTGTACATGCCACCAAAAGGACTGCTCAGCAGTGATAAGCTCGGCAATGTAATCATCATCACGAGTAACAGTGCAATACTCAGGCTCATTGTTGCCAAAGATGCACGAGAAGTAACACTTGTCTACCTGAGCCACGGCCATGTAATGCTGAAGCTGCGCCATATAATAGCGAGCTTTCTCACGCAGGTTGGTAAATGATCCAGTGTGCTTGCATTCTAAGAAGGTTCCCTCACTAGAAATCCAGCCATCAAGATGACCATTCATGAACGTGTATACTGGATGCTCTCGGAATGTATCTTCTGTTACAGTAAGCCCAGACTTCATCTCAAAAAACTTCTTGTGCAGTGGCTCGGTCAAGATCCCAAGCTGCACCTTGAACACATTGCTCAAGTCTTCGGGCTGCGTAAGCCCAACCTTTTCATTGTATAATGATAGCCAGTCTCCACGCATAATGCGCGTAGCATCACTGCCACCAATTCCTCTGGTACGATCCATGTCTTTCTCCTTTATGTGTGTTATTGTTTGTGTGATTTACGACGTTCTGCGGCGTCTGTAAATTCTTTTGTTGCATATTTTAAATGATTATAGAACACATCTATATCGGTACGCCCATCCTTGGCTGCTTCAATAAAGTCGGCAGGCAATGGAAGGCGCGGCCACTTGTGCGTTTTGACAAGACTCATGCAGGCGTATTGAAATTTATAATACGGCATATCCTGCAAGGCATAGAAGTATAACTTTAATCCATCTGCCATAGGCACAGAGCATTGCAGCATCTCAGCAAATGTACGCAAAGCATCTGCTATCTTCTCACGGGTGACAAGTGGTAACGCTTGCTGCGTAGCGGCGAGAGCAAGCGTTAGCTCTTGCG